CACCTCGAAGAGGTGGGGTTTCTTTTTAAGAACAAAGAATTTATCAATCTTCGTTCAGTTGTCGTTCAAAGAACGACATGGCGCTTTCTTCCTGTTGAGGCTCAGGATCACTGGTGACTGCCGGTGAGGATTGCTCCTCCACCGTCGTTGTATCCTCAGCACGGGCCTTGGCGTCCCCTCCAAGAACCTGCTGGAGACGATTCGAGAGTTCTTCATAACTCTTGAACTTATCATCAGCAACCAGATCGGTCAGAGAGTATTCACTCTTCCAAATCCTTTCGAGTTCTCCATCGTCCTCGTTGAGAGCCGACGGCGGATCGAAGTGGGACTTGTCGTAGTTGACATACCCTGCGACCTTGCGAACCTTCAACTTGAAGGTAGCACCAGTCCAGAAGTTGAAGGGATTGACTGCCTCTTCATCCTGAAACTCAGGAGTCATGGCTTCGTTGATCTTATCGAAGATCTTCTTACCATACTTGTAGAGGAAAACCTTTCCTTCATTCTGGGGGTTAGCAGGATCCGAAATTACATAAATGTTTGAGATGTACTGAAGCTTACGGCGCCTCTCTCGTGCGATATCCTTATCGCTATCCAACCCACTGTTCCAAAGTTGGCTGTTCATCTCGGACACAGGATCCTTACCACCCTTAGTGGTCAGAGAATTTTCGATATACCAACCACCCGGTCCCTTGAAAGCGTGGGAGTACAACTTCGCCCAAGGAAGATCTTCGCTTTCGGGAGCAGGCAGAAATCGAATTTCTGCATAACCATTGCTCGACTTGTCAAGTTCTGGACGCCAGAAACGATCATCCTTGTAACTGGCAGTCTTGTTTGTCTCTTCCAACTTTTGCTGTAGGGTTTCGAGCGAACCCTTAGCATTTTTCTTCATGTCTGCAAAACTCATGTTGCAAATCCTTTCCGCGAGGATCTCCCTCGCACTTGATGACGGTGGGAACTCCCCACCACTGAATTATCAATTATACTCTTTTTTACTTGAATGTCAAATAGGAAGTTTGGATTTTGTCTTAGGCAAAAGATTGATGTCTTCAAACTCAACTGCTAACTTTTCCTTGAGAGGCGGGTTCAAAAACTTGCCTGCCGTTTCAGGTTCCAAATTCATCTGTTCACAGCACTCAAGAATTGCCTCAATATAGGTCAACTTTGAGTTCATGACTCGTTCTTCGATCATTCTGCAAAAATGCTTTTTTTGTTGTTCTGTGAATACCATGCTGTAATTATACCCAATAGGGAAAGAGATACAAGTAAAATCCTTTATATATATCTTACACAGGAGATATGAAAAATGCCTTATACTGCAAGTAATGTACCACTAGAAATATTCGGAAACACTGCTACCTTTGCCACTGACTTCGGACCTTCCGGTGTAGGTTTAACCAATGCACATGTCAGCATCGTTAAAGTAGTATTTGGTGATGAAGATAATGCAACTAGAGTTTCTTCTGCCGATCCGATGCCCGTTATTGTAAACGGCACCACTGGATCCGCTGTCGAAGTGACAGGTGATGTTGCAGGAAGAGGAGATTTTTATGTAAGAAATAGTGTTCTTGGTAGTGGCTCAACCGCGATCTATCTTGCAGTCGCAGGTAACACAGCAGGAACAAGTTTAGTCGGTGTGACTGCAATGGTTCAAGGTATCTCTGGAGGTCATCCTGTTGGGGTTTCCGGGAGCATCGAAGTAAATAATCTCGCAGTTCCGATTAAAGGTATCACGGAAGATTACTATATCGGATTCGGTGGTGTAACCGGATCTGGATACAGTGGTGGTATATACCCAGTCGTAATGACGGGTGGAAGAAGGCTTGATTCATCAATTGATAGCGTTACCGTTTCCGGTACTGTTTCTGCGACTGGTGGTAGATTCCTTTCATCTGGAACAGATACAGTCGCGGTACGAGGATATGATGGTGGAACTAAAGTACCTGCTGCAATGTTCGCAGGTGATGGTGTCACCATAGGACACTCCGGAGACGCTCTCAATGTCCACCTAACCAACAGCGGAGTTTCTTTCAACCTCGATGTCTCTGCTGTACTAGGAGTCACTAACGCAAGTGAAAATCCCCTGTATGTCCAAGGATACACCGGAACAAACGGCGTTCCTCTTACGGTTCGAGGAGAAAATGGCGGAGCAGTTGAAGTCACATCAACCGCAGCACTCAATGTCAGTGTAGGAAATGAAGTTAGCATAGATGACACCGACATTCTGAACAGACTAGGTGGTGCTACTGCATCCATCTACTCCGCTCTCAGCCAGATCGATTCAAATACAGATGTCATTCAGACTATCTCCGATGATATTAAGAGTGGTGCTGGCTCTGTGAAAATCAGTCAAATCACAAGACCAAGTTCCTTCACTGCTGGCGGTAAAAAGATTAGTGCAAGTAGTGGATCGACGGTTCTTGGAGCAAACCAGATCACAAAGGCTGGTGTCACCATCAAAGCATCATCATCAAACACAGATGTAATTTTTGTAGGATCAACAACATTAACCCGATCAACATCAAACGGTTATCCTCTGGATCCCGGTGAGTCGTTGTTCTTGGAGGTAGGGAATGTAAACTTGATTTATGTAAGAGCAAATAGTGGCACTCAAAACATTCACTACATCGCCTCATGAGCAGAAAAAGAACAAATCGAGTAAAAAACAATAAACCTACGGCCAAAGATAATCTAATTCAGATTTCTTCGGCTGTGGTTTATGGACTGAAGTTTTTCAATTCATATAACGAAACAACATCCAAAAGAACTTTTCTTAAATGTAAACCAACAATTACATTTGATGAGGAAAAATTATACATTGATTACACTGACTGTTTGGACGGAGAATCCATATCAAACATCCAAAATGTTTTTCAGGATTTAAAATTAGGATCCACATTCACACTTCACGATGCAGTGTATCAAGATCCAATAAACAACATCGAAACTAATTTGTCTGGAAGTTATGTTTTTATGGGATTGGTGAATGGAACAATTGTGAAAGCAATTAATGAAACAATTTCTCTCCCAACTAATGTCACCATATTCACGAAAAATAATTTTAGCAGAGTCCCCCAGATGACAGTGACATCGGTGGAAAACACCGCATCAGTTTATGGAATCAAAAATGTTCTGGGACAAACGAATAAATTTTCTTTCGTTAAGTTGGGTGTAGAAAAAGATTATCTTGTAGAATTCTCTGGCATCGACAATGCAAAGTCGTTTAAGGTTAAAGATATATTAATTCAAAACGACGGATCAGAAGTTCTAATAGTCAAAGAAAAAGTAGTAAACGAAAATAAATTTGACTCTCCAGTTGTTGTGAACATTCTCGCACCGAAAGAGATAATAGAGCAAAGCGAAAAACAAGTAGATCAAGTAAGAATAGTAGAAGATGAAGTTCTTACAAAGGGAATGGATCGGTTCAAGACAAGAATCGAAGCACTGTCGAAGGCTACGATGTATCGTTGCAATGGTTACCATACAGGTATTGATTCTGGAATTCTGTACTATTCCCCATGCTCAAGCGCAGCAAATCTGGAAAGAGCAAAGACAGTCGGCGTGCCGAGTGCAAAGCCAAAATTTATGGGTCCAGTTCCTCTCGACGGTTATTATCCACTATATTACTCAGCGGAAGCAGCAAGAGAAGCAAGTCCTTCGCCCAATCTAATCCGCGAGGGCGAGACTACCGCAGGATATCACACACATGTATTGAGAGGAAGAACTTTCTATATGCCAAATGGTTTAGAGAAAGATGTTACATTCTTCCACGGTAATTACTATGATGGTATTCTGAAGGAAAAGAATAGAGCAAAGAGAGTTGAGATCGTGGAAACACAAGAAGAAGGTGTCGCAACACCTGCTGTGGTTGATACGACTGCACCAACCACTACTCCCAGCACCACCACACCAGTCACTAGCACACCTGTGACATCCCCCCAAACAACAACCTCCACTACACAAAGCAGTGGAGGAAGTAGTTACTCTTACTGATTATTCTGATTATTATTTTTTGCTCCGT